ATACTACCATACGTTTGGCTTCTTGGTATGAAACTAAATGTTTGTTGTGTCGCTATCTCTTGTAATATAATCATCTACTATAATAACTAAAATAGTGATTTTTTGTTGCCCTTTTGAAATGTAAGGCAATAAAAAAGGCACTCGTTAAAGTGCCTCTTCGTTTGTGTTATGAAAGGTATAAGAAAGATTCTTAAGAAGTAACGATAACTGCATCAGTTGCTGCACCATCTGCAAAAGCCGTAGCTAATTGTGCTTCGTTGGTAGCGGCAATGAATAGTGGTGGAAGCTCCTCTTCAGCCATAAACGTAAGTTGGTAGCCGTTGAAGTCTCCAAGCGCCGCTCCCGTGCCGATAGTACCCGCTGATACATCGCATCCTTGAGCAAATCCAAGCATGAAAAATTGGTCAGTCATAGACCTTGCAATTATTCTTGGACGTCCATAGGCAAGGAGTTTCACTTGCTTGTGAGTTACAACGTCTTGACGCTTTAAATTAACTACTAACTCTTGACCAAAGAATGTTGTTCCATTATCTCTTGATGCGTTGATAGTTGTATTTAGGGCATTAGCCGTTGATTTTAATTCGTATTTGTACATTGTTAAAGCAGATGCTGGAGTCCAAGTTACTAATTCGTCTTCTTCTCCAGGAGTCCCTGTATCAAATGTAGCAGTATCTTCATTCAAATCGTCGAAGTTGATTATGTAGATTGCCTTTAATCCAGAAACTGAATCCTTGCACTCCTCAACTCGTCCGTGTGTGATATCGCATGACATATTTTAAAGTTTTTTATTGTTTATAAAAGAGAGGGCTTTAACACCCTCTCGTTAATTAGTCTTCTAGTTAGCTGCGTTTGTGATTCCGTATGTTACGATATCGTCTACGATTGCGTACTGCGCTCCAGCTGCCATTCTCATAATTACTCTCGCGTTGTTGCTTCCGTCTAAATCGCTCATATCTAGCAATTTAACTTCTTGTAGGTCTGAATTTAGAGAGCATCCAAAGAACAAGTTAGACTTGTTAGTTGCGATTGCAGTTCCATTTGCCAATCCATTAGCCATGAAGATTTTCACACCATCAAAAGCCAAGTCTTGTCCCATTCCGTACCATAATGTACCTTTGTTGTCTACACCATTTGCACCAGCGTTGTTAGCAATAGAACCAAATCCACCCAAAGCACGAACATAAGCACGAGCCATATCTTGAGATAGATAGATGAATAAATCCTCGCTTCCGTAAACGCTTGATGGTAAAGCATCAACAATTTTTCCAAGCTCGTCTATAATTGTCGTGGCAGATGCTGCAACTCCAGCAATTTCTTGTGCTGCTGGTAAACCAGCGTCTAAAGCTACTTGAGTAACGATTCCATCATACTCGCCAGATACCGTTGCATCTCCTCTCCAAAAGTTTACTTCATTTCTTGCAGCTACTTTCTCTGCTACATATCCAATCATGTAATCTTCAAAAGATTTAGGCAATACATCAAAAGATGAATAACCTTGCTCAACTCCTTGCCATGTGTTATGGAAGTCAAGCTTACAAATTTCAAGGTTTACTTGTAGGTCTTTAACCTCAAGAACTCTCTCTGTAAGTGTAATAGCATCGTCAGTCTTTGTGAAGTCGCAAGATGCGTCAGAAAGAACGTCAGTTAATGCCATCTTCTGCATTACTTGTTTAAATTTAATATTTGGTAGAATCTCTACTCCACCCTTTTCGATTGTTGGTGCGCTTAATAAAGCAGCAGCCACGTACTTACCAGCGAATTCGCCTGCGTAAGTCGTTGTAATTGAGGTAATTGAACCACTTGTTGCCATAATATAATTATTTATTTATTTATTTTTTCAAAGATTGAATCCAAAGTTGTTCTTTTACGTTTAGAAGAGAATTTGAATACTTCCTTTTCTTCTACATTCTCTGGATTGTGTGTAATTGGTTTTGTCGCTGCTTCAACTTCTTCCGTTTTTACGTCAGATAGTTCCACAACTTCTTCTTTATTTTCTACTTTATCAGTAGCTTCTTGAATTTTGTTTTTAGATAACAATTCAACTTCTGCTTTTAACTCTTCGTTTTCTTTTTTCAAAGCTTCTATTTCAGTAAAGAAAGTTTCTTTAACGATTGATTCAACGGTCTTTTTAACAGGCTTCTTTTCGTCTGCCATTTCTTCCTCTTTCTCCTCGTATCCAGCTTCCTCTTCTTTTACTTCTTCCTCTTCCTCTTTTTTCTCCTCTTCTGCTTCTTCTTCTGCTTTAACTTCTGCAATGATGCCCTCTTCTTTTACGATAAGCAAACTTCCATCTTCCATTTTATACTCCCCAACAGGTAAAGCAATTTTCTGCTCATCTTCTGTGATAATAAAAATCTCTGCTTCTGCCTCAAAAGCATCTGCCTCAACGGTTGTTACTCCATCCTCAAGCTTTCTTTGCTCAAGTTCAATTTGCATTCCAAGTAATTCTCTTACTTTATTTAAAACGGTGTTTGTATTCATTGTGATATAATTTAAGTTATCTACTATAATAACTAAATAATTAAGTATCTGTTTCCTTTTCGCCTTGTATTGCTTATCAGTTGGCGTTTTGGCAATCTGTACAATCAGAGTATAAAGTGAAAGAATTAACGTGTAAGCCACTTGAATTAATAGTAGATGAGATAGTATAGCATCCATCATAATTGCTATTGTGAAACCTTAAATAATATACTCCACCGATATCTAATGTTCCCTGATGTATATGTATGTTTCTTTCTACACTTGAACTGCAATGTTGCACCTTGTATTTAGACGCTCCAACCTCTACCTGTTCGCCTGTAATGTTTCCTATTCCTTGCGCCCATAAACCACCATCACAACAATCTCTTGAGTATGTTTGGCCATCTTTGCATAGACAGGCACGTTTGCCACCTAATCTTCCCGTTCTACTTTTTTTCAATTTCTTTCAATTTAGATTCTGCCCAACGCTTACCAGCTTTGCCACCCCAAAGTAAGTATGAGATATAACCACAATCCTGTTGGTCACCTTTCTCATAATACTCTTCTGCTCTACTTAAATAAGAAAACATTCTTTTAATCGTTTCAACGGATACTGCTTCTTTATTTGCTAATTGTTGCGCTCTTACCTTACCCACTTGTGTGGCACATTTGTTGTTTACTTTCTTATTTAGCTCTATGCCTCTTTTAGCGTTGTTGCTTACTGCTTGTGGATAGTCTGCATAGCTTTCTGCCTTGATGTCTAAAAGGTCTTTTAACGCTTCTATAATTTCTTCCTTTTGGTCATTACGTTTTCCCATCTCATAACGGTCAGCGAAGTACCCCTCGATACTAAAGCCCTTAACCTCTCCAGATTTGGCTTTCTCATATAGTTCATCGTCATCTATCTTTGCCGATACCATCCAAGTACCGACAGGTACATCCATACCATATAGTGCAGTCTTATCTTTGTCCGTGTTTTCGACAATCCAACTCTCAACGATTGTTACGCCCTTAACCTTATCCTTATGCTCAAAGGTTGCGTTTTGATGGTTAGACTTTTTAAAGAATAATTCAGACGCCTTTCTAACCGTTTGTTTACTGAAATATATATAGTACTCTTCATTCTGTTCGTTGCGTCTGTATATGCTCTTGTCTGGAATGAGTGCTGCTCCCATAAGAATACGCTTCTCTGCATCTATTTCCTTAAGTTGTAATTCGTGTTTATTTAGTGCAACAAAGTTACTTTCGATGGCTGGTTGTTCTACTAAACTGATGGCTTCTATTCCAGAAGTCTCATCCGATTCGTCTATAATTAATTCAATTATCTTCATACTATAATAACTAAAAAATGGTTAAAGTGTTGCGTTTTGAACTCTGTTTCTATCTAATGCTTGGCTTGTAGTTACCTCTCCACTCACTACAAAAGCTTGGACAGGGGTCTGTTGTAATTGTGCGATTTGATTTATGCCACTATCTCCGACCACGTTAAAGCTTGGTGCAACTGCTTCGCCACCACCAGCGCCACCTGTATCTGTTGGACTTTCTACACCTCCCCCACCCTCAAATTGTTGTGAAGCAATACTTGCTATTTGAGCAGCACCAGCAACACCAATACCAACTGCATTAGCTATTCTTAAACTTTGTGTAGGTGTAAAGTCAGTAGTCTCTGCAAATACCTTTGTAATCGCTTGTGCCGTGTTTATAGTTGCTTGTGCTATACCTACTGCCTTTTGAACTTGAAACGCTCTCTTCTGTTGCTTTTCATTTCCTTTGGCAAATAATGCAGCGATATCATTAATAGCACTTAATCCACCCTGTACAACGCTTATTTTATAATCTTCTAAAGCTTTAGCGTCTGCCTTTGCTTTGTCATCCCTAACCTTTTGTGCTGCGTCTCTTTCATCGTCATATTTGAGATATATTTCATTTAACTCATTTAATCTTGCTATCTCTATTTCATTTAACGCTTCTGCATTTCCTTGTGCTGCTTCTTCTAATGCAAAATATTTATCCTGTACTGCCGTTAATTCCCTCTCTTCATCTGTTAAAGTGTTCTGATAGTTTTGTTCAGCTATATCCTCTATTGTCTTTAGGAAGTCATTATTTTGCTTCTCTATTTCTGCTAATCTTTTCTTTTCTCTATCGCTATCTATTTTATCGTATTTCTCTCTAATTTTTAATTCCGATTGTTCTTGTTGTTCGGTGTATAAATCGTTAAGTTCCTTACGTTCTTTTGCAGTTAGCTTCGTGTTTTTCTTGGTGTCCTCTTGTAGTCTTCTAAACTTATCGCGATTGATTTCAAGGTCTTTCTCTATGCCGTCTTCCAGAAGTGAATTTTCAAGGTCTTCTATTTGTCTTGCTATGCTTAACCTTTCTGCTGCATAGTTTCTATAATTATCGTTTTTTGTCTTTAAAGAATCATTGTCTTTGTCTACTTCATCTAATCTTAAATTCTCTATTTGTTGGTTAAATGCTGTAACCTCATCATACTCCTCGTTAGCTATTCTTTTACGAAAATCTGCGTTATAATTTACTTGCCAATTATAAGCTGCACTATGTTTTTTAAATTGTGATAGCTTATTATCAAGTCTTTTTAATTCAAGTCTTCTTCCCTCTAAAAAAGTTTTCTTTTCATCTTCTATTCCATCAATTTTACCTTGTAGTATTTCATCGTCTATGGCTTGAACATCTTCGCCGTTTTGTATTGCTTTACGCCTTCTTAATTCTAATTCCCCTAAATATACTTGTGTAAATGATTTTTCTTGCTCTGCTCTTTTCTCTAAATTCTCTTTAGCTTTTTGTATTCTTACATTTTCTTCATCAAAACGCTTTTTTGAGGCTGCTGCTCGTTTTTCTGCTTGGTTTTCTTCATCACTGGCTATAATGCCAAAAGTTATCGGAAATAAAATAATCTTCATTGCTGGACCTAACTTATCAAAGTTTGATATTGCATTGGTAACTGCCTTTTTTACTTTGTCAAAGTTTGCTATTAGTAAGCCTAAACCTACAACCAGCGCGCCGACTCCTGTACTAATCATCGCTATTCTAAACAACTTTGCGCCTGTGGTAGCTACTCCTTGTGCAGTTGCATAAGCATAAGTAGAGGAAGCTAAAACTTTTGTCCTTATACTTTTTAATAGTAACATGGCAGAACTCTCCTTTTCTGCTGCCGTTGCAATTTGATTAATTGAAGTCATTAAGGTTTGAGCTGCTTGTAGCTTAACCATTGTTTCTCTTAACTTCTCACTCTCCACTCCTGTTAAAGCCATAGCAGACTGCACACCACCAAAGGCAGCTACACCTGTACCAACTAATTGTAAAGCACCCTGTAAGTTCTTTTGGTCATCTGCAAGTCTTTTCGTTTCGTTTTGGATATCAATGTATCTATCTCTTAAATCTGCTGCTTTTTTTAATGCTTCCTTACCAACAGGAGTTTCTCTTCCAGCACTTAACGCAATAGATTGATAAGCTTGTATCTGCTTATTCATATCCCTTACATTCAAGGGTGTTTCTTTAACTATCTTATTAATATCAGTTAACTGCTTCTCGTAAGAATCGCCACTTTTTAGAACGGCATCGTATTGCTTCTTGGTGCTTCCAATAGCTTGGTTGTAGTCTTTAGTATCTTTAGTAGCCTCTTTTGTGTTACTATTGATTTTTATATTGATAGTCTTATTTTCTGCCATTGGTATCTGCTTTTAATTTCTTTAACATTTGTTCGCGTTTCTTTTGCTTGTAAATCGCCTTAACCCCTGTTTCATAACTATATAACCCTTTTGCTATTTGCACATTTTCTGATGCTTCAAAGAAGTCATCTATTGCCAATAAGTCTACTATGTTCTTAATCATTACGGTTGTTGTTGGATAAATATTTGGTTGCTTGTTTGTGTTCCGTTACTGAATGTATAAGTAACAACTAAAGTATATAGTTCAATAGTTCCCTCTTCTGTTCTTACTCGTTTAGTATCTTCCGTGTTTATGTAGTCTAAATCGTCTTCAGTTTTTAGTACCGTTGTAGTATTTGGATTGTCTGGAATACATACTTCAATCGTTCCCTCACTTGTTAAAGTGCTTGGTGTAATCGTTACACTTGGATTGCTACAAGTTACATCTGCTTGAACTACTCCGTTAGGAAATAAGATTCTAACATCTAAACATTGTGCTGCATCACTTGGAATTAACGGCTCGTTTGGAACGTTGCCAATAGATATAACAGGTCTAAAATCATTTATCAAAATAAAGTCTACATCGCCAGTATTCAGATTAGATTTCATTGATTCTATTATGTATCTTTTATCTCTAATAATTACGCGATCATTCAAACGTAATTCAGTTAATAGGCTTACAGGCAGATTCGTTTTTATGGTTGTTCTTCTATTCTTTAAATTAAATAAGTTGCTTAAATAACCGAAGTAGTATGTAGCAAATAAAGTATTTTGTTCAACCAATCCTGTAAGTGTGCTAATTTCTGCATTGAAATTTAGTGTGTAGTTTTCAGTTAATACTTTTACATCTTGTCCGAAAGGCATATATTCCGTTAATGTATTTATGCCTG